CTATAACACCTGATTCCGAACCTCTCAGTCTTGGATTAATTATAACATAAGATCCTCCAAGTTCCTCTACGGGATTAGCACCGTGACCACCAGTAGGACTCATAACAACTCTTGCTATAGCACCATTACCGGCACCGTTAGCAGTTATTGCGACATTAGCATATGTGTAGTCTTGACCTTTATTTGTGATTAGAATGCTTTCTATACCATATGTAATCACATTAATAGTCGCAGCGGCTTCAGCACCTGTTCCATCACCTATAATAGTGATTGTAGGAGTATTTGCATAATAAGATCCTGCATTCACAATCTTAATGGAACCAATCGATCCCTGAACAGCACTGTTTTGAACATGCCACTGTAAAGATCCATTGTCTTCTGTTAATGTACGAACTGGAATAAAGTTGGCGGTTGTAAAACGAAGCTTTTCTTCATCCGAAAGTGTGTACATGTACTTCCAGATATACTTGTCGGATACTCGTTCCGCTATGTATGTATTAATAGATGTTGGTTTTACAGTAGATATGCCGCCATTATTATTACCTAGACATTTGTAGACATTCCATTCGTCAGTTACAACATAGAACTTAACATCAGGATCATTCATGTCTAGTGCTGCTTCGGAATCATCGTATTCGGCATAATCTGTTCCAGATTCCCAGTTAAATCTACGAATAGCAAGACGCGCATCATTGCCTTGAATTTTCTTGGCTCCAATCATATTTTTCCAAACTTGATTGAATGTATCAACAGAACTATTAGCCTGAGGAGGAGGATCTTCTTGAGGAGGATTAATTACGCTTGGCCATGGTTCTATTTTACCGAATGTAAAGTACACATATGGTTGACTGGCATCTCCAATCGATGCCTTGAAACTCTCAGCATTAAATATTTGCATACTTTTAGTGTATATCGAAGCCATTTCTTTTCCTATTTTTTACTATTTAGTATATAACTTTGCCAACATTCACTGTTCCCGAAGTGTTAGGAAGAAGCGTATTGGCTAGATATGTCGAAACAAGAGTGTTGGCAATATAAGGAACAGTATTGATTATGAAGTAGTCTGTATTTACCACTGTTCTAATCTTATATGGTCCAGCCACACTATCGTAATAAGCATTTAAAACATTGGCAGCAACAGCCGTTGCTATACTGGACGGAGATAAGTTACCTGTCAACCATTCCAGATATACAATATCATTGGTATTTAAACCGTGAGAACTATAGTTGATGCCCACATTTCCCTTATAAAAATCATATGTCCTGGTTATAGTGGAAACTAGATTGTCGGATGCATCTCTAATAGGCAGATATAGATTTACTCCCTCATCCACCGTTGCATATTCACCAAACAGTTTCATTCCAGCAGGATGTATTAGATTTTTAAGAACTGAACGATACTTATCTAAGGATTGTTTTACCTTGACAACATAAGAGAACTTTTGGTAATAATCTCTATCTTGGATAAAGTTATAAGACGAAATGTGCCCGTCATCGTTTAGATATCTTCCAGGATAAGTAAATGCTCCCGTGATGATTGTGGCTTCTGCTTGTGCTGTGCCATCACCAATTTGTGTGAGATTTAAAGTAGGTGGAGTTGTATATCCTGAACCACTCTGTAAGATTTGAAGACTTAAAATTTTACCTTGTGTGGAGTTTGCAGAATATAAAGTTTCTCCTGATCCAAGAACGGCTGTAACTTCAATAACGGCATTAGCGGCTTGAACATTTGACGATACAACACTAGCTATCGGTAAATATAGCTGATCATAACCTGAACCGCCAGTAATTTGGCCTGTAACATTTACGAATCTCACAGCACTGATTGTATTGGATTGTGATGTGTCAACGTTACTAACTATAGCATTTGCACCTGAACCATAACCGCCATGGACATTTGTAAATGTAATTGTATCTCCAATATAATAACCATGACCACCATTAACAATTCTCATCTTACCGAGAATACCAAGATTTCTCACTCTTGTATTGGCCTGAGCTGTAATTGTAGGTGTTTCTGAATAGCCAGACCCTATATTGTACAGAAGAACTCCTGTGATTGGACCAGTGTTAGCGTAAACAAAATTAGACATAGAATTGGCAATCCAGTTATTAGCCGGATCGTTTATAGAACTAACTAAATTAGAATATTTTGCATTGCCAATTACTGTGTTTGCTTCCAAAGATATGAGAGATGAAACAATATTGTATGTATTAGGATGATAGAAGTTGTCTGCTGAAACTGAAGAAATACTTGCAGCAGCGCCTGTACCACCGCCGCCAGTAATCAAGACTTGACTATTTACTTGAAATCCAGCACCACCATTTAATGCTACAATAGATGTTAAATCGCCACTGCTAACAGATGAGATAATGATATTTGCACCAGTGCCCGTTTCGCTCTCAATAGTAATCACTTGATTTTTTACATATCTTGATCCGCCATTGATAACTTTAACAGTATTAATACTACCGGAAAATAGATTAGCTGTAATCGATTTTTCAATTCCATTTTCGAAGAAAGACGATACTATTTTTTCGCCAAAATCAAAATTTCTATATTGATTGGAAAGTTTGAGTTCGCGGACAAGAGAAGTCCCCTCATAATAAGATGAAGAACTTTCAACAACAGCATATGCATTTGAAGTATTGCCTGTAATTCTTCTACTAATAAATTTTGTTTCTATGCCTAATTGATTATTGGCAATACCATCGACCTCTAAATCCGTAATCTTAATAGACTTTTCTTGATACCATTTGCCATCCGATACTCTTAGAATGTCTCTTTGAGGATAATAGAAATCAACATCTTCATTGAATAGGATTCTCATAAGGAATCGAATAGATTTCTCGGTACCTCTTGAACGATAGAAGTCCTTGATATGCTTTAAAATGAGAGTTTTATCTACAGCAGTATTTTCTGGAATAAGTGGAATAAAATTATTGTAGAAATTCTCAACAAAGATATCGGTCAAATCAACATCGGACTGATTTAACAAATTTTTAGTTACATTAGTAACACCGTTTTGTTGTTCTAGAAACTCATAGTAGGCTTCTAAGAAAGCAACAAAGTTTTCATGGTCGTTCCTAACAAAAAAAGGAACTTGAGATGCGACTAGATTTGATATTTTGCTGTTGCTGATCATTTTTATACTGAAACGACTTCTATTTGATATGAAAGAGGATTATCAATATCAATGTCTATAATCTTATTTCGAACAGAGTTAATAATTTCTTTATCTACAAATGCATTTATTGTCAATATGTTTGATTCATAATAGTTATTTGTTGCTATCGACACTGGCAATAGAGACTTGAGAACAATTACCCCATTGTCATAGTCTACTGTTCCAGCATCATTATTAACGAATACCTTTTCTCCACTTTCATTTAGATAATATGTTCTAAGATTTCCAATGCGAGACTGAAGGATAGGGTCTATAACTACACCTGAACCTGTGTCTCCTGATATGGACACAGTTGCTCTTGTATAGTTAGAACCTTTACTAACCATTTCAATTGATGCTACTCTGCCACCATAAAGTTTAGCGACACCTTTTGCCCCTGTGCCATCACCGACAATGGTAACTGTCGGTACTGTAGTGTAGTTTATACCACCATTTATAATATCAATTCTATCGATACCAGAGTTTATTGACGGCACTTCTTCAAAGAATACCTGTCTTGTGACAAAGTTGGTATCAACAATGCCTACTGAAGGATACGATGATATTGAGCTATTGAAATCGCCCTTCTTTATAGGCACACCATAATCAACCGTATAATTTTTTGATTGACTTAGAGTGATTGGAATTCTTTTTTGAAGTATAACCTTGATATCGGAACCAGTGATAGATTTTTCCGATTCCTGAATATATTGCTGTACTATCGACTTTTGAAAAGCGGACTTAAACTTACCGAGATAATCTACCTTATAATCCTCAATTGCTGCAACCACAAAGCTTCTAATTTGGGCTGCTGTGTACTGAGTTAAGTTTGGATCATAGTATACGTATCCACGAACAAAGATATAAGAATAAGACGGATCAACAATCTCAGGCAAGACAGTCAGGACGTTTCTATTTTCGATTAGACTATTCTTGATGTTTTCTTTTTCTAAGTTGCTAAGGAAAAAGTTTTCTTTGGTCTTCAGCGATAGGAATACTTTACCGTAAACGACAGGAACATTATCTTCACCTCCCCACACAGCTACCGAATCGATATTTGGATAGTCTTTGGTGATTAAAGTTTCATAGTCATATATCGTAACAGCACGATTTTGTGCGGTATAAAAATATGGTGCACGGTACTTGACCTGCTCAATTGTTTCTTTTTCCGATCCAGAGTATGTCGAGCTTGTTGAAGTTACTATAACGTTATCGTTGTATAGACCGCCAATGGTATTTGCTATGGTAAATCTTGATATTTTATTGCCGATAGAACCCAATGTATCAATATATGTGATATTGATTATATTGCCATTTTTAGGTCTTCTACCTATTACATTATCACCAAAATAGACAGTGTATTCTCCCTTTTCGTTCTCTTCAATGAAATATACCGCAGAGTTTGGAGTAAGCTCGGTTAAATCCTGAGCAAGGTTATATGATATGGTTTCTGTGTTAGAAGCGGACTCTTGAGTGGTAACAACTATAGTAGTTGTATCAATGTTTGCAGATGGAATATCAAATCTTCTTTTAATGTTTGAAGAGTCCATTAGATATTGTCTGGTTACAACTTCGCCCTGCTTTATGGTAACATTTGAGAATACAAAAGAGTTGTCAACTTTTACAACTGTATTAGAATTTAAAGCAACGAAAGGATAGTTAATGCCATCGATAGCCGAGCCTAAAAATCTTGAATATCTGTCTAGAGTAAGTGTGGTAGTACCTTGATCCTCGGATATTGAAGGAGTCACAGTAATATTGAGTTTAGTTTCCGAACCGTGAGAACTTTCTGGAACATAATTGATTAGTTTTGCATGTGAAACGGTGGACTGCCTGATCTTTGATGAATCAAGAAACATTTCATTGCCAATCATATTCAAATAATAGGCGTTATAATGGGTGTTCAAGGCAAGAATATCCAATAAGACATTCATACCAGAACCTTCAAAGTCATAATCTTGGAATCTGGTCTGATTCTTTAGAAAATTTTTAAGATTGTTCTTAATGCTATCAAAGTCAAGGTCTGCTATTACTATTGATGTATTGGCCGCCATCAGCGAATTCTTTCTAGAAATATTGTTGTTGTTACAGGTAAGTTTCTATTCAATATAACATATTGCATTCTAGCACTGTATCCATTGTTATCCAAATCAAATACCACATCAACGTCTATCATTTCGACTCTCGGTTCATAATTTCGTATTACTTCCATAATAGCATTTTTTAAAAAGGTGGCTGTCAATGGAGTGGCATTCTCAAACAACAGTTTTAAAGCACCTGATCCAATTCCTGGTCTAAATGGCTTTTCATAAAAATTAGTTAGTATCAAGTTGCGAACTGAACGCTTGATAGCATCAGCTCCGGTCTTTATTAAAACATCACCTGTTGTTGGATGTGGAAGAAAGTCCAAATCCAAGTCTGAATAATCTGGTTGTCTTGATGTTACTATCGGTCTTGCCATGTTATTATTTATGTCTCTCTATTGGGGCTAGTAGGTTTCTTGAACGATACTTCAGTGGAATCGGCATCAGCGGAAGCACCAGAAGCAAGTAGAATATTAGGCGCAGTATCGGAACCATCAGCAGCAATTGATCCGCCTTTTAATGATAATCTAGCTGAAGTTTGCAAGTTTAATGCCGAATCGGATTTCATATGCATACTGCTGCCAGCTTCTACCATAAGCTTTCTTCCTGATTTTATACCAATATTCTGTTTTGACCCCATTACGATTGAATCACCAGTAGAAGCAAGGGCTAAACCACCGTCGGATGATAATGCAGTGGTTCCATGAGATGATATTTCCGATGATCCTTCCATCTTCATGGTCATATCCTTAGCTGTCATATGGTAATCACCACGAATAGTTTGATTTAAATTCTTTGTTGTCATGTTCATATCACCGTGAACAGTCATATTATAGTTGCCCTTGACTGTCACATCATAATCTTTATCCACACTCAAACTAGCCGAACCCTCTACGGTAACGTCATATGCGCCTGTAATAAGCATTCTATTCTCACCAAATACAACATTATATTGACCATTCTGTGAGGTAAATACTATTTTACCATCTGGTGTGAATTGGATAACAGATCCGCTTCTGTGCTGGAGAGTGACATGTTCACTGCCCTTGGTGTCATCCATCATCATTACATGACCTGATCTGGTCTTCTTAATATAGTAATTCGGATATTCACCACCAGATTCTCTTGCGTC